CAATTGTTGATTAAACTTCGGTCATTTACCGAAAGAAGGAGATTTTAATGGCTATCAACCTTAAAGCAATTACCTCGGTAATGGGCTATCAGCAGATCACTAGCTTGAGTTCTGCCACTCGATTGACCGTACCACCCCGCGATTTGACTGGACTTGTTGGTACACCTCGCATTGCTATCATTACTCCAGAGGGACAAAACGTGCGCTGGCGCGATGACAATGTGGCTCCTACAGCTTCCGTTGGTATGCCCTTGGCTTCTGGTGTTACCTTGCAATACGATGGTGATCTTTCTCAGATTCAATTCATTGAGACGACAGCAGGCGCAAAACTTAACATCACTTACTATTCCTAAGAGGTCAAAATGCAAATCTCTAACGACACCCCCGCATTGAACTACATAGAGTATTTCACCAAGCAATTGCCAATTGACTTGGCTACTATGGCTGCATTGCGTGATGAATTGGCTGTTCGTCAAGGTGCTTTGTCTGCTGCACAAGATGCCATAGCAGACCGTGCCAAAGCCGCTGAAGAATTGACCGCTGCACAAGATCAAGCCGCTGCTATGGTTGCGTCCGCTAAAGAAAAAGAAGCCAAGGCCAAGGCTCAGTTAGCTGATTTAAAAGATCGTGAAAAAGCATTGGCTGATAACGTAAAAGCATTTGAAGCATCTAGCGCAGAACGTGAAAAAGCGGTGCAAGTTCGTGAAGCAACATCTGACACCCGCGAAATGCACCAGCAACAAGCGCAAGAAAGCCTTGATGACAAAGAAGTCAAATTGGCTGCCGATCAAGCTGCTCTTGACGCACGTATCAAGTCATTTCAAGCTAAAGTTGCTGCGTTGAACGCATAAGGATAAAACATGGCTGTATTCCTCTCTCCCGTGGGCGGTGCTGCGGCCCAGTTTTTTGACAACAATGGCGTTATCTTGTCGGGAGGTAAGCTGTACACCTATGCAGCCGGAACCACTACGCCATTGGCATCGTATACCAGCAGCAGCGGTGCAACGGCCCACAGCAATCCAATTATTTTAGATTCTGCTGGTCGCGTACCTGGCGGTGAGATTTGGTTATCTAGTGCGAGGTACAAATTTGTTTTGTATACAAGCGTTAATGTGTTGATTGCAACCTATGACAATATTTCGGGCGCTGGTTTATCAACTGCAACAAATTACACGGGAAATGGCTCAACTGTTGTATATTCAGTTTCCGGTAATGTTGTATCTGTATATATAAATGGCGTATATCAAAATAAAAACACTTATTCTGTAAGTGGTTCAACTTTGACGTTTACCCAAGCACCACCAACTACATCTTTGATTGAAATTTTGACTAATTAAAATATGTCAAATTCAAAAATATCGGCATTAACTTCAGCTACTACGCCTTTGGCGGGTACGGAGACTTTACCGATTGTTCAAAGTAGTGCAACTAAACAAGTGTCTGTTGCTAATTTAACTGCTGGACGAACACAAACTTCAAATGGTATTGTGCAAGGTACGGCTGCAACGGGGTATAACTTTACCGCTAACACTCCTTCAGCGGGGATGACAAGCCAGTTGCTAAACTGGTATGAAGAAGGTACTTATACAGCAACAATAACCGCAGGTTCCGGTGCATTTACGTCTGTGACTCAATCATTATTTTACACACGCACAGGTAGAATAATGCAAGTTGCGGGAAGAATAACTATTGTAATCAATGGAACTGCTGGAACTTATCTTGGTTTCACATTGCCAATTGCTTCCGCTGCAAACGATGTTTCATTTGCGGGTAGGGAAAATCAAGTTATTGGTTTAGTATTTGGTGGGGCTTCTATTAGTACAACAACTATTGCAATTACCAAATATGATGGAACTTATTTGGGTGGAAACTCTTATGTATTTCCAATTCAATTTTCTTATAAATTAGGATAAGATATTATGTCTCTTACCAAAGCCTCTTATTCGATGATAACTGGAACGCCATCAAATATTCTTGATTTTGGCGGTGTTCTAAATGACACATCTAAAGGTGCTGTAAATACCGCAGCTCTTGCGCTTGCGTATGCGGCTAACCCAAACGTAATTATTCCAGCTGGAACTCTTACTTTAGCAACAAACACTCCATTACCTATCAATTTGAAATTGTGGGGGCAAGGCGCTGAAGTAACTTTTGTTCAAGCCGTAGGGGATATGTTTGTCTTGACTGCTACTGTCACCGGCGCATCAGCCCCAGTTTTTCAAGATATAACATTTCAAAACGTAACAACAAACGGTAAATTGTTTACGTATAACACTGGTTCAGATATATCTGCAATTAGATTTGACCGATGCAATTTTGGCCCTGCTGCGTATCATATTTATTCAAATGATTTGTGCGTAAGCCACACATTTGATTCATGCCGATTTTTAGGCGCAACTTCCGCTAGTCGATTCTATAAGGGGTTGTGGGCTTATTGTGAAGTCAAATGCTACACATGGTTTTGCTATAACGGTTTACAAGTAAATGGTTCAAGCAGTTCAACTTGTTCAGTTTTGGGTAGTGTATTTGAATACAATACAAATGTTTCTGTTGTTCTTAGTGCCAACAACGGTGATATTCTTGGTTGGACTTTTTTAGGTTGTCATTTTGAAGGTAACGGCAGTGCACTTGGCGGCCCTGATGTGTTGCTTCAAACTATTACAGCTAATAGAATCCGATCAATTGTTTTTGAAAATTGCGGGTGGTTTGTTCCAGATGCAAATAGCGTTGTAAGGGTTCAATCAATTGCAGGTGGAACTGGAAACATTGCCGATATTTCATTTTCAGGTGGTCAAGTCCAAGGTTTAAATACAGGTGCTGCTGGAGCGCCCTACTTATGCACGGCAAGCACTTTAACTTTTATTGAACCAACTGTAAATTTTCAATTAGGTGGCCCCCCTCCAGGTTGTTCTACATTGACACAAGGGTTGCAAACTCAAGTTAACAATTCGCTTGCAAATTTTGGTGGTACTGGAATATCTGGCGCCTACACTGGTATAGGCAATCAAACTGTTAATACAGTTAATTACAATGCTGGTACTGGTGGGGCTTTGTGCATAGTAAGGGGAAATAATAATACAACAGGTGTTTCATGGGTTAGGCTATTTATTGTAGCAATACAAACTCCAAGTGGTTCAACGCCAGTTGCAGCGTCACAAATTGGGACAGTAGGAGATACCGCAGCTACAGTTACTATTGCTGGCTCTGCTAATTATGTAACTGTTCAAATATCTGGAATACCAGCAAATAGTTATTGGTCTGCTTCATTTATTGGCTTGTAATAAGGAAACGCCATGTTAGAAAAAAAAGTTTTTATTGATCTTATTGATGTCATTGAAAATGGATGCGTCCGAGTTCGTATTTGTAACAGCGGTATGGAAGAAGGAAAACAAATTAGCGCAACATTCCAGCATCACATAATTGCCCCTGGCGATGATTACAGTGGCGAGGATGCTAAAGTTCAAGCCGTATGTGCTAGAGCGCATACACCTGAAATAATTGCTAAATACATGGATTTACAAGCATCAAAAATTCCAGCATAATGCTGAAAAAACGTACTGGTGCGTTCACCAGGGAATCTAAGGATTCAATGAAATGACTGATGAAGTCGAAAACCTAGCGGTTATACCCGTGCCAGAACAGGAAGCAACGGCTGCGCCTGAAACTGTAGAAGAAACGCCGGAAGTAGCGCCCAAGACATTTTCGCAAGAGGAACTTGACGCTGCAATTGGAAAGCGCCTCGCAAGAGAGCAACGTAAGTGGGAAAGAGATCAAGCGCAACGTACTGCGGAAACGCAGGTGTTGAGGGCTCCAGCAACTCAAACGGTTGACCAATTTGAATCACCTGAAGCGTATGCCGATGCATTGGCATATCAGAAGGCAGAAGAATTGATTGCCAAGCGGGAAGCTGCAAAGCACCATTCGCAAGTTCTCGAAAGTTATCAGGAACGTGAAGAAGCAGCGCGGGATAAATACGATGACTTTGAACAAGTCGCGTACAACCCCAAACTGAGCATTACGAACGTGATGGCTGAGACGATTCAGTCTTCGGATATTGGGCCAGAGTTAGCTTACTACCTTGGTTCAAACCCCAAAGACGCAGATCGTATAGCCCGTCTGACGCCTTTTATGCAGGCAAAGGAAATTGGAAAGATGGCGGGTCAATTAGCTTCTGAACCTCCAATGAAGAAAACAACGTCTGCGCCAGCGCCGATTTCACCCGTTAATGCACGAACTGTTGGTTCGCCTTCGCATGACACTACTGATCCAAGGTCTATTAAGACTATGACGACCAGCCAGTGGATTGAAGCAGAACGTGCAAGACAGATGAAGAAGTACGAATCGCAACGTAACCGCTAATTTTTAACTTTTAAAGGAATTTATTGTGTCTAACTCAATCCTAACCATTGACATGATTACTCGGAAGGCTCTTGAAATCCTCGAGAACAACCTGGTACTCACCCGTAACGTAAACCGCCAGTACGACGACAGCTTCGCCGTTGAAGGCGCCAAGATTGGCTCCACACTGCGTATCCGTTTGCCCGACCGCGCTTTGGTAACTGACGGTGCTGCCCTGCAAGTTCAGGACGACAACGAGCAGTTCACCACTTTGACCGTGGCTTCGCAAAAGCACATTGGTGTTAACTTCACATCTGCTGAATTGACCATGCAATTGGACGACTTCGCAGAGCGTGTGTTGAAGCCTCGTATCAGCCAGTTGGCCTCCAGCATTGATGCTGACGTTGC